CGATCTTTTAAAGAATCAAGCAAAATTATGTTAGTTTCGCCATTTTCTTCGTTATAAAACACTCCCCAAGTCGTAATTGCAGAAAAATCAGCTTTTTCAGTCTTTAAAAACGCTGTATCATATGATTGTATGATATATTCGACTGGTGGAGGGGTTGCTTTTTCCCAAATTTTTATCCATTCCTTCTTAATTATAGTTCCTTCACCTCCTGTTGGCTGTTGCATCCACTGAGCCGACCATTTTCCGTGAGGTAAAGAAGCACGAATCTTTTCTAATTCTTCTATTTTCCAAAATTGTGACCAAACTGGCTCATTTGATGGTAAAATTGCAGGAAATTCTATCAAATCCCACTGATCTGCCTTTAAATCCATCATTTGTGACTTCAATAATTGCCCTGTTAGGTCTTTTTTTGACCATCTAGTCATAACAACAATGATTGTGCCGTTTGGTTGAAGACGCTGTCTTGGACCAGAAGTATACCATTCGTAAGCTAAATCCATTGCTGTTTCAGAAAGTGCGTCTTGTTCCGAGTGTGGGTCATCAATTATTAATAAATCAGCACCACGACCAGTGATCGCTCCTCCTACACCTGCAGCAAAATATTCACCTGCTTTTGTTGTTTCCCATCTTCCTGCTGCTTTTGAGTCAGCACGTAATTCAACATCTGAAAAAACTTGTTTATATTCTTCGGTTGCAACTAAATCACGGACTTTTCTACCAAAACGTACAGCAAGTTCGCCAGTATGTGTTGCCTGAATTATTTTTAAATCAGGTTTAAGACCCAAGATCCACGCAGGAAGAAGATAGCTTGCAAATTCAGATTTCGTATGTCGTGGTGGCATATTTATAATAACTCGTTTTAATTCACCACTTGCTATTTTATTAAATTTTTCTGATATAATTTTATGATGTCGACCTTCAATAAATGAAGACCAAACATATTTAACAAAGGTTAAAAAATCTTTTTGACATTCTTCTTGGTTTTTTCGCTTTTTTAATTCGTCAGCTAAAAGATTTAACTCAAGCAACGATTCACGGTTCAATGTCGTTGGATCAACAGCATCTACATATTTTTGTAGTTCATTCAGATTCATTAATAATTTCTTTTCTTGGAAAAAATACTAAAACAAAACAGCCACAATTACTGCAACTTAAATTTGTTTCCATAGAGTAATCTTCGTCATCCTCTATATCGTGATCCCCACCCCAAATTAATTTATGGTTACAATGCCAACAGTTCATCTTTTAGGTTTAGGTTTTGGTAACATCTCATCTCGTTCAGGATCATATTTTACTACGATATCAAGACCACCCATTAATCGATCAAGAAAACTATCAGCTGTTTGACTTCGTGGAATAACAAATGCACCTAAACCACTCGAACTAGATACAACTGGATCATAATTAGGATTTAATTTATTTGATGCTTGTATATTCTCAATATATGCTAGAGCTTCTTTTTCAGCATCAGCTAGTCCACCCAAAGGGTCGCCAAAAGCATCTAAAATATTATTAGAGCGTTTAAAAACTTTTCGTGTAGTACGGTCTTCATTAAGAATTTTAGGAGGTGAAGGTAAATTCATTTCTTTAGCATCTTCGCTAGTATAAATATAACCATCCTCAATAGCTTCTTTCATTTGTGCTGCACCGTTAACTCTTCTTACTTGACCTAATGCATTAAGAAAAAATGTACTTCGTCCTCCATAAACTCCCTCTCCAAATTCTTCGCCCATACGTTTAACTTCTTCTAATTCTTTACTTAACACATCTTGAGCACCACCCATATACCCACCGTCTTGCATACCTTTAGCTGTAATCATTTTATCCATTGTTAAATCATCTTGATTTTTATTTTTTTGTGCTCCGAAATCTAAATTCGAAAGTAGATCAGCTAAACTTGGAATTTTTATTGAAGCTAAACCAGAAGGAGGGGTAAATGAAACATTAGGAGGTAACTTAGTTCCTTCAAGCTCTTCTTGTAAAGCTGAAGGTATTTGTCTATTAGGAGGTGTTGTACGAAAACTTTGAGGAACAATATAATTTAATGGACTATATTGCATAGCCTTATCGCCAAAATCAGAAATCGTATTCATAATACCACCAAGAGGGGTTTTTGCTAAACGGTCTTCTCTACCTTGATAATAATTAGCATAATCACCAATTCCTAAACCAATAGGATTCATTCCTGTTTTGCGATCAAAAACTTGTAACGATGGATCATTAAACGTGTTTCTAAATTGACCGACCTGTGAACGAGAAATAGGTTGCTGACCAGAACCAGCATAGTCAAAACGACCACGCATCCCTGTTCCAAAAGTATTAGCACCTAACTGTTCAAGCTGATTTAATTGAGCCATATCTGGTCTTTGACCAGTTTCTTGAAATTGTTTTTGTAGATCGCCTACCTGACTTTGTGCTATGCCACTTGTTAATTGTCGTAACTGCCTATCTGCAGCTTGTTTAGCAGGGTCATCTCTTAGGTCTTTATTTGTAAAATTTCCACTAAATGTACGCAATAGTTTCTCCTTCAATATTACCTTTACACCATTTTTTATAAAATGAAAATGGTAAAAGAAGGTTCCTACCTCCTTTTTTGTAAAAATCGTCTTATATCGGCTGAGACAGTTAAGCTAAAGTCTTAGCTTAAAAGGTGGTAAATTTTATTTAGGGGGGTTACCCCTTGATATAAGGGGGCTAGAAGGGGGGTAGCCCCTCTAGCCCTATTTTAGTAGGGGGCTAGTAAATAGCCCCCCTTAACGCTTATGATAGCTTTATATAACCATCTAATAATAGACCTTTACGATAAAAGGTAAGTATACGTTGACTACCTTGAGTAGTGGTAAGACTACTTTCAGGGGCGTCTAAAGCCTTGAGTAGCTCTAACTGAGTAGCCTTACCCCCTAGCCCCTGTAGCTCAAATAGTATAGCTTGAGCTTGAGCAGGTAAAGGCTTTTTACCTAGTTGAACTAGTACGCCTTTACTAGCCCCATCTAGTACGGCTTGAGTGAGGGCTATAGTAGTATTATTAGCCCCTTGTTTAGTAGGTCTTGGAATACCTGGTTGACCTATTAGTGACTTAATACCCTTACTAGTAGGTGTTTCAGTAGCCCCGTTATTAGTAGGGCTAGGTAGTGATTTAGTTTTATTATTAGTCATAATGACCTCCTTAGTTAAGTTATATAGGGGTAGCCCCTATAACTATTAAGATAAGCATTTTTATACTATAGTAAAGTATTAATTTATATTTTTTGATTATTATTTTTCTAACTAGTTTTACTTTAGTAAGATTTTTCCTAACCAAGAATTTTAAGTAGAGTCAGTCAGTCAAGCACGAGAATCATTTTATCATACATTAATCAGCACACTCACTTGTATATAGGACGAGGGTGTTGATGAAAGGCATGATGAAGGGTAAGTGTTGAATGAGTCAATCAGTCATCCTTGAGGTAAAAAAGAAAGGGGGCAAGTAGCCCCCAAACTTTAATCAGTTATAGGAGAGAAATACAACTGATCAGGATATTCAAGAACAGCACAAATATACGACCAAGCATTTTTGTAAGAACTCTCATCCATGACTAAATATATTTTAGCTGGTCCACAATTTACATTATTAAGATATTTATCACTATAATGAGTGATTAGAACACCACATTTAGCAAGGGGCATTGGTGATTCCTTGAAGCCAGTGATTACTATGGTATTTCCTTCACCTTTTTTAGTTTCAAAATCTATCGCAACTGAATCTTCACCTATTGAACAATTAGTTAATTTATTCTTTTTATGATAATGTCTGGCTAGTACCTTAAAGTCGTCTATATAATGTGAATTTTGTAATAGTCTACTTATATCGCCTTCATATTGACTTCTATCTGTTTTCATTTTTGACTCCTGTTAATTAATTAATTTATAATTATAGTATATATATTTATTTTATCAATAATACAGCAAAATACTCACTAATAACAAGCTGAGTCAATCAATCAATCAACGAGTGACTCAATCAATCAGTCATAGTCATAGTTCATTGATTCATATGTGTGGGTCATGGTTTTGAATGGGTGATGAATAGGATGATGAAGAGTCAGTCAGTCAAACCTGTAGGTTTTGAAAAAGGTGACCGAAGTCACCTTTTCCTGATAGATTAAGCGAAATCAATAAGTTTACGCTCGATCAAATCTTTACGATAGAAATCATAAATACGTTTTGGTGTTTGAACTGTTTTCAGTCCGTTAGCGATAAGATTGTCAACGATCTCGCCTTGCGATACTGGACTCTTATCGCCACCAAGAGCTTCGATGGTATCAAGAATAATCATCGCCTGTGGTGGGATCTTCTGATTATTTGGAAGATCTTTGGTAAGCAGCTTTACCATGCGACCATTAAACCCATGCTTCGCTGGTGCAGGAATGCCAGAGTTTCCAGCTGGACTCGGTAACGTCCAACCATTTTTCTCAAATTTTTCTTTTCTTGCTTTTACACCCTCATCGAATGCTTGCTGTGGTGTTGTGACTTTTTTGGTTTCTTTCTTCTTTCTGTTTGCCATGATTTTATCTCCTTTATGACAATTTAGGTTAAGTTATACATATAGCATACTACACTATCTTATTATAGTAAAGCCCTACATTAAAACAAAATAAACAAAGTTTTCACTGACTGCGAACTATATCTGAGTCAATCAGAGAGTCAATCAATCAGCTTGTCGGTCAGACAAAGATTCAATAACAGTGCTTCCCAGTCAATAGGTCTTGTATGTTGAATAACCATACATGATGAAAGACCATGCTTTGCTAGAGTGACTGATTGACTGCCTGATATTAGATTGATTGTATTGGTTTTTGAATCGTGTACCATGATCCATGTGATGCCACCCTGTTTTGAACGACGCGTGTGCCATGCGACTTGTTGCGGAGTCAGTGAAACACGGTCACCATGCAAAATTTTGAGTTCTACCCAAAACTCTTTACCTGCATAACAGGCATTGATATCAGGAACACCTCTCGAGGTTGCCCCACTTTCAATTCTTTGCCAGTGAACCTTTGGAAGATTTCTCTTCAATGACTGGTACGTGTCTTTCTCTTTTTTCATTTTCTATCACTTTTATGTTGCTTTTTCCTATGATGTCCTGTAACCTTGTATATAGCTCCTCGTTACTCAATGTTTCCATCTTTGATACAGTAATTTCTTTTTTATCAATATATAAACCTGCCGCACGACCTCGAGAGACCTCAGCCGATATTGCTGCAGGTAACTGCCCAGAATCTACTGCTTGGTCACGAAGTTGGGAAAGTTCTGTAAGATGTGAACTCATGGTAACATTTCCACGATCTCGCTCTTTCGTCATTAATTCGATTATATGATTTACAACAAGAGGATTTTTGCGAATCATTGCAGAACCTTGGACTTTCGAGGAAATCATTTTGGTTGTGAACCCTGCTTGCCGTGCAGCTTTTGCAGCAGATAATCCTTGAACATATAGTCTACAAAACTTTTTGTGTTTTGGAGTCAGTGGTCGGTGTCTCTTACCATCAGGTGTTTCCCAATAATTTCCACATTCTGATGGTGTAAGCGTTGTATATTCTAAATCTTTCATTACAAGCGTCTCCATTTACGATAAGATGAGTATATCACATATCTTACCAAAAACAAGCCCTACAATGTGAATATCCAATGAAATATAAAATAATAAATCAAAAACAATTCCTCGACCATTTAGAGAAATATCATATTTGTAAATAGAATCTCATAGAAGAAAACCAAGGAAAAAGAACCACTTACAGAAGAATTATGAGATTATGAGATTATGACGGAAGTTTACGTTAA